TGATAAAGGCATAAGAACAACAAAATCGGTTAAAGCAGTTGGTTGTAACATGATCAAGATGCTGATTGAGCAAGATCAGATCATTATTAATGATTTTGATACTGTAAACGAGTTTTCGACTTTCTCAAGGAAAGCAAAGACTTATCAAGCAGAATCTGGAAGACATGATGACTTAGTTATGGGGTTAGTTCTTTTTGGATGGATGTCAGATCAAGCATTCTTCAAAGAAATGACTGATATAAATACAGTAGATAAACTAAAACAACGAAATGAAAATGATATGATTGAAAGCCTACTTCCCATAGGGTTTAATAGTTATGATCACGAACAAGAAGGGACTACCCTAAGTGTATCTGATGATGATGATACCTGGCTGCTCTAAAACTAAATTATTATAAATATAGCTTATAAACTCACAATAATTAAAAGTTTATAACTTAGAATAAACAAGGAGAAACAAACAATGGCTTTTCAATTAAGTCCAGGCGTTAACTTCAGTGAAATAGACTTGACAAATGCAACGGCGGCTGTAGCTACCACCGAAGGCGCATTGGCAGGTGTATTCCGTTGGGGGCCAGTCAACGAAAGAACTCTAATCACATCAGAAACTGAGTTAGTAAATGTTTTTGGTGAACCATCTAGCAGATACACGCAGGCAAACAATACCGGCTTGTGGACAAATGCTGAAACTTTTTACACAGCGGCTAACTTTTTAGGTTATAGCGATGCTCTTTTCGTAACTCGTGTAGTTGGTAGTTCAGCGGTAATTGCTACTGACCAAACATCAGTATCAGCATTTACTGCAAAATATTATGGTGAGTTGGGTAACTCTCTTGAGTTATCTTTCTGTAAAGGTACATCGGCAGGAGCCAACGCATTTAATGGTGTAGACGGATTAGCAAGTGGTGCTAGAGTTAATACTACTCAAGGCAGTAAAACAGCAACTATTACAGGTCTTACTGATGGCGCACAAGCGCAAACTTTCAAGGCGGGAGATAAAGTTGCGGTTAAAGATTCTAGTGGCGATCCATTACAAGATTTGACAGTTGTTTCTGATGTAACACCATCTGCAAGCGGTACAGTTGAACACACAGAAGTAATTAACTTTGCGGCAGTTACTGTAGCAAGTGCAGGCGCTGACAACACCACTGAAGGCGTTGTTGTTCATGTTAATACTAGTGTATCAACAGTGGCGGCATCAAGCATTATCATTCTTGATGGAGACATTTCTATTACAGCCGGTGATCCAGTTGTATTTGATGGAACTGCGGCTTCTATACCTACAGGTATTGTTGCAAGTCAGACTTACTACGCAATTCCAGTAGCTTCTGAGACAGACACTCTAGGTGATGTTTTGGTAGCAGGTGGAGTAGGTACAGTACAAACCACTAACGCAGTTAAGTTAGCAACAACTTATGCGGCGGCTCGTGCATATGATGAAGCCGATGAAGTTCAAACTCACGTTTCAATTACAGCGGCTGCATCTGGTTTTGCTACCCAAGCGGCTACTGGTAGCTTCTATGGTCAAACTTCTGCTTCAGTTACATTCGTTGAGAAATTTGCTGGCATTACAGGCGCATATGTATTCGCCAAGCATTGGGGCGACTACGATCTATTTGATTCGGCACCTAGTGCAACAGACAGACTCCATATCGCAGTTAAAGATAAAGATGGAAAAATCTCTGGTACAGCAGGTACTATATTAGAAACATTTGGTGATGTATCTACTACTGCCGGAGTTAAGAAAGCCGATGGAACATCTAACTTCTTATCTGATGTATTAGAAGCTAGTTCTGCTTGGATTAAAATTGCGGCGGGCATAGCGCCTCCAACTGGTGATTCAGTATCAACTGTAACTATCTCTGGCGGTAATGATGGTACAGACGAAGCAAACATTACTCTAGGAGAACTTGTTCTTGGTTATGACACATTTAAAGATGCCGGTGACGTAGATATTTCTTTTGTACTTCAAGGTAAACCAAGAGGTACAAATGGTTACGAATTAGCAAACTACATTATCGATAACATCGCTGAATCAAGAAAAGATTGTGTTGCATTTGTTTCACCAGAATTAACTGATACTAAAGCACAAGATATCGTAGACTGGGCAGCCAATGTAACTGCATCTAGTTATGCTGTTGTAGATACTGGTTATAAGTATCAGTACGACAAATACAGTGATGTGTATCGTTGGATTCCATTAAATGGTGATGTTGCTGGTCTTTGTGCTAGAACAGACGATCTAAGAGATCCGTGGTTCTCGCCTGCTGGCTACAATAGAGGCAATGTTAAGAATGTTGTTAAGTTAAAAGTTAACCCAAATAAATCTCAGAGAGATTTGCTTTATAAGAATGGTATCAACCCAGTGGTTACACAAGCAGGGCAAGGTACTGTACTATTTGGTGATAAGACTTACGCAGGTACAACAAGCGCATTCGATAGAATAAATGTTCGTAGATTGTTCATTGTTCTTGAGAAGACAATCGCTAGAGCGGCTAAGTCAACTCTATTTGAATTTAATGACGAGTTCACTAGAGCAAACTTTAGAAACCTAGTAGAGCCATTCTTGAGAGACGTACAGGGTAGACGAGGCATTTATGACTTTAAGGTCATCTGTGATGAGTCTAACAACACTGGTCAGGTTATCGACACAAATAGCTTTGTTGGAGACATTTACATCAAGCCAGCACGATCAATCAACTTTATTCAGTTGAACTTCGTAGCGGTAAGAACTGGTGTAGAATTCAGCGAAGTCGTTGGTGCGGCTTAATAAATATATTAAAAGAAAGGAGAAATAAAAAATGGCTTTCAATATAAATGAAATCAAAAGCCAACTGACCTTCGGTGGAGCAAAAGCCTCACTATTCCAAGTGGGTATTACAAATCCTATTGATGGAGCAGGCGATCTAAAGACACCATTTATGGTACAGGCGGCACAGATTCCTGAAGCGACTTTGGGAACAATCGAAGTTCCATACTTTGGTCGTAAAGTGAAGATTGCAGGTGATAGAACATTTGCTGAGTGGACTGTTACAGTTATCAACGATGAAGACTTCTTGATTCGTAACGCTATGGAAGCATGGATGGCGGCAATCAACTCTCACGAAGGTAATGTAACTTCTGGTCTTGATTACAAAAATCAAGCACAGATTACACAGTTCTCAAAAACTGGTGCGCCACTAAGAACTTATAACTTTAATGGCTTATTTCCAACCAGTATCAGTGCTATTACTATGGATTGGAACACAGTTGATGAAATTGAAACATTTGAAGTAACTTTCGCATATGACTGGTGGAATGTCGCAGGCGGCACTACTGGTGATGGCGGAACTAACGTATAATTGATAACGATAATTTAAGGGGAGAGTTCTCTCTCCCTAGCAATTAGAGGATAAACTATGGCTGAACTATTTGGGTTTGAAATAAAACGCAAGGAAGATAAGAAGGTGGAAAACATTCCATCTTTTATTCAACCGGGCGCCGATGAAGGATCTGTTGATATTGCGGCAACTGGAACTGCGGCAAGCAGTTACCTTGACCTTAACGGGAGTGCAAGATCGGAAGCAGAACTTGTGCAAAAATATAGATCGATGTTACAGCAACCAGAAGTTGCTCAAGCAATAGACGACATCGTAAATGAGGCGGTAACTATATCGTCAGACCAAAAAGTTGTGGAATGCGTTACTGATGAAGTCGATCAACCCGACAACATCAAAAAGAAAATCAGAGAAGAGTTTGACACTGTATTAAAGTTGTTAGACTTTTCTTCTACTGGTTACGACACTTTCCAAAAGTGGTATGTTGATGGAAGAATCAACTATCATGTTATGATTGATATCAAGCAACCTCGAAAAGGTATTCAAGAGTTGCGTTATATTGATCCAAGAAAGATTCGTAAGATTAGAGAATTTGAAGATAAGAAGACCGATGGTAGTGGTTCTAATAACGGAAAATTCCTAACAAAAGAGATTAAGAACGAGTATTACATTTACAGCGAGAAGGGTTTCTTAGCAACATCGAATAATATTCAGGCTCAAGCAGGTAACAATGATATTCAAGGCTTGAAGATTGCTAAAGACTCAATTGTAAATGCAAATTCAGGTTTGCTTAATGAGAACAACACATTAGTACTATCTCATCTACAAAAGGCATACAAGCCTTTGAATCAGTTGAGAATGATGGAAGATGCTGTAGTTATCTATAGAATATCTAGAGCGCCTGAAAGAAGAATTTTCTATATCGATGTAGGTAATCTGCCTAAGATGAAAGCAGAACAGTATCTACGAGATATGATGACTAAGCACAAGAATCGCTTAGTTTATGATGCAAGTACTGGTGACGTTAAAGATGATCGTAGACATATGAGTATGACTGACGATTTCTGGTTGCCAAGAAGAGAAGGTGGAAAGGGTACAGAGATCACTACATTGCCTGGTGGTCAGAATCTAGGCGAACTAGACGATGTATTATATTTCCAGAAGAGGTTATTTAAGGCTCTGAATGTACCTATCTCTCGTATGGAATCAGACAGTGGATTCTCACTAGGTAGAGCAACAGAAATATCTAGAGATGAGATTAAGTTTAGTAAGTTTATCACCAGATTGAGATCACGATTCTCTACACTGTTTGATAAAATTCTTGAGAAGCAGTTAGTACTCAAGGGAATCATAAGACCTGAAGAGTGGGGTGAGATTCAAGCCTCTATCAGATATGATTTTATGCAAGACAACTACTTTGAAGAGTTGAAAGAAAGTGAAGTCTTGAGAGAAAGATTAAATCTTCTCCGAGACATTGACGACTATGTTGGTAAGTACTACTCAGCAGAATGGGTAAGAAAGAATGTTCTCATGATGAACGAAGATGAAATCGAAACCATGAGAGATCAAATCGATCAAGATAACGAAGATGCAG